GGTGTTAGTAACAATGGTAGTATTACACCTGGAAATGCAGGGGCTTATACTCAAATAGTGGTATCTCAAGCCACACCGTATTTATATTATTATTGTACTAATCATAGTGGTATGGGTGGAGATGTTCCTCTTACGTTTAAAAGTTTAACTACAACAGGAACTTCAGGGGCTTCAACCTTAACAGACGGGGTTTTAAATATACCTAATTATGCGGTTGGTAATGATAATGATTATTTAACAAATTTAGCTTTTAACACAAGTGATGGTGTTTTAACGGCAACTGTACAAAATCAAAGTGATGTAACGGTTGATTTAGATGGTAGATATTTAACTTCTGAAGCTGATGATTTACAATCAGTTACTAATAGAGGTGCTACTACAACTACTAAGTCTTATTTTAATGGTGATTTAGAAGTTAACGATACAATAACAGTTAAAAGAACTGGTAGTAACAATGGAAAAATAAGTATTGAAGGAAATCCACCTTTATTAGAATTAAAAAACTACGACAGTCAAACCGCTAGCGATCAACTTTTATCAAGTATAGAGTTTTATGGAAGTGATACATCTGGTTCAAACGTAGCAGGAGTAAGAGCTTCTATTAATTGTAACACTGGTTTTGATGATCCAACAGGAACTTCAAATAGAAATCAAGGTTGTTTAGAGTTCGCAACTTATAATGGCACAGATGTTAGTAATTCACCTAAACAAAGATTAAAAATTACACCAGACGGAGGTTTTTCTTTTGGCCATACAAGTACGGCTTATGGATCTTCTGGCCAAATACTAACATCAGCTGGTGATGCTCCTCCAACTTGGGAAACGTTTAATGGTGTTACAGGTTCTGGAACAACTAATACTGTTCCTAGATGGAGCTCTAGTTCAGGGTTAGGCGATGGTCCAATTACGTTTTTTCAAAATTCAATAGCAACATGGGAATCTGCTGACGCTAATTTTGGAGGAAGAGTTGTGGTTGGTGGACTTACTGACAACACTGTTGATGCGTCTATACATATAGGTAGGACTAATTCTAATAATGAAACTTACATTTTAATGAGAACAGGAACTGGTAGCACTGACTATCAAAACTGGGCTTTAGGTATAGATTACAGTGCTGGAAGATCGTTTAAAATTGGAGATGGTGTTAATCCTTCAGGTGGTAATACTTATTTAGAAATAAATACTTCTGGAGATTTAAAAATATATGAAAAACTAGTAGTTGGAGACAATAGTTTAAGCGCTACTAAAGGACAGGTTGATATAAAAGGTATTTCTGGTTTAATTACAAGTAGCTTAGGTCAAGCTAATCAATCTCATTTAAATTTAAGAGTAACTAACACTTTAAATCGTCAAGGACAAATTGTTTGGAGTAGCGATGTTAACGTTTACACTTTTGGTTTAGGTGCTATTGGTATGGTTATGACAGCTGCAGCTACCGGAACAAATACAGGTACAGCGGATATGATTTTTTCAACAAAATCAGGCGCGGCAGATGCGGCAAGCACAGAAAGATTGCGTATAACATCTAGTGGAAATGTAGGTATCGGCACAGGATCATCGCCTAGCGGTAAATTTCATGTTAAAGTTGGTACATCTACACCATTAATTGTATCAAGCAATAATTATTGTAATAACGTAGGTATAAGAACAACAACACCAACTGCAAGTTTACAAGTTAAAGGTAATATTTCTTACAGTTATGTAAATTATACTAATGTAGCAAACACTTGGATGAATGTAATTAGTATGGCAGGTTATCCTACTGGTTTATATCAAATTAGTATAATTAAAAAGACAAATGCTTCTACTTATATATCAGCTATAATAAAGTGGGACGATTCTGGATCAGGATCAGGATCTATAGTGGGCACTGTAACATCAAATCAATTATCTGTAAGTTTTAATAACACAACAACATTACAGGCTATTTCAGGTGTTTCAACTGGCACAGCAATGTCAGCAAACTTAAAATGTTTAGTAATGAACGAAGACTCTTGTAGTTAAAATAAATTAATAAATTAAAATAATAAAAAATGGCAATTACTTATAACTGGACAATTAATCAAATGAATGCACATATTCAAGCTGAGGGCGAGGATAACGTAATATACACAGTGCATTGGACTTACTCAGGTTCTAAAGAATCTGGAGGACAACAATATTTAGCAAGTCAAATAGGTGCTCAAAGCTTTACCTATGTGGCTGGAGAACCTTTTACACCTTACGCAGACACTGAAGATTTTGAAAACGTAGTGATCGGATGGCTTGAAGACGTTTTAGATGTAGCTTCAATGGCTAAATCTATTGAAGATAACATTAAACTTCAAATCACACCTGTAAATGAAGATTTATACTTTACATGGCAAAACCCACCTATACCACCAACCCCACCAGTTGAAGAATAGTGTAAGTTTTGTAAAAAACAAGTGATAGTATAACTAAACCTATATCACTGTGGTAGTGATATAAACCAAAAATAATGTTTAACCCTTAAAACCAAAAAACGATGACTTATTTTTATTCGTTGACCTCTTCAATGGGTCAACCCAAAACACCACAAATTTCCGAAGAAACTATTAAAGCTTGGAAGCACTTAGCTGAAAAGAAAAACTGGAGAATAGTTCAGTTACCTAATGGTTATTTTCAAACCGAACACCGTGACCTAGAGTTAGAAGACAAATGGTACGATGTAACAAGACGTGAAACTATTGAAGCCGCAGAAATTGCTATCGATGGTAGTGTTGAGCACTATCAAAAGAAAGTTGATTTCATTAAAGGACCAAAAGTAGTTAAAACGTTTAAATAATATCAATCAATCAAATTAAATTAAATTAAATTATGTCAAATGCAATTGTAAAGAATCTGAACTTTGGTTTAGATGCTAAAAACAATGTGTTTGCTGGTATTACAAAACTTACACAAGCCGTTAGCTCCACGTTAGGAGCTAGTGGTAAGTGTGTTATGTTGGAAGACAATACTGGTAAACCTATTATCACAAAAGACGGTGTAACCGTTGCTGAATCAATTACACTACTTGATCCAGTTGAAAACATGGGAGCAACTTTATTAAAAGAAGCTGCTAAAAAAACAGTTAGTGAAGCAGGTGATGGTACAACAACAGCCACTGTTTTAGCTCACGCTATATTACAAGAGGCTTATAAAGTCATGGGTAAAGAAAACTCAAGAGAAGTAAAAGAGGGTATAAATAAAGCTGTTGGT